AGAACTTCGAACAGATGTGGACTGAGTACAAGGAAGAAGCCCACTGGAAACGCGAGATTGCCGAGGCCGACAAGGATCCGTCTGCGAACCATACTGGTGCCTTGAATTACGTACAAAAGATCTTCGATGAGACTACAGAAGGTTCGAGGAACCGAACATGTTTCTCAAAGATCAAGTGGCTGCACGAGAACGTCGGTTGCACCTACGATGAAGTAATTTGTCTAAGAGCTCCTAGAGGATATGACGATGACTACATCAAGATGGTTGACAGAGAGTATGGATATCGGTAAGGGTGTCGAGTATGCGGTGCTTGCGGCGTCAGCCGCAGCATTCGTCTACTTTGTCCGCTGGACATGGCACGACGTCAAGCGCGAGAAGCGCCCTGAGGTCACAGATGACATGATCCAAGAAGCTTTCGAACGTGACGTGATGTCAACTTTTGACACAGAATTTGACAAAGTGGACTGGGAAGACTAGTGCGAATGAGTGTCTAGTACAAAACGCATTTGACAAATCCTGCTAGATTTGTTAGCAAAAGAGGTTAATTATGAAATGTAAATCATATAGGTCGTTCAGCAGTATGGTCACTAGGCGCATCAACATTCTGTTCGCAAGCCAACGCATGCGAGCCGCCATGGCCATGGCGCAGTGGTCGTATGAGTGCGATGTCAACGATGGCAACACAGAGGCCATTATGCCGATTGACAGGTTGCGTGAAACTGTGATGCAATTCGGCTCCGATGACGAGGTAAACGCATACTGCGACCTTGTCAAGCTGTTTGAGGAAAATCCTGACTACAAGCACCGCATGCACAAGGAGAATACGAAATGACAGAATATCAGCTTTACTTACTTTCCCTTTTCACCTATCTGGAGGATTTGGACTATGAGCACGACTGCTACTCATATTGATGTACGCAAGATTCTTACGGATCACCGCTGGCTTGACAAGAGCAACGACATCTATCACAACTTGACTGCCGACGAGATCGACAAGCTCTGCTCTTTCTTCGCATCGTGCAAGCCGAACGAGGACTACGACGAGGACTATCTGCACCTTGTCGCAGACAATACGATCAAGAAGCGACTCAAGCGTAAATAAATAAATTGTCCCCATGACATGCCCCACCGACCGTCTCATTTGGTCTTTTTTCTTCCGGTCGGTGGGGTTTTCTTCATGTAAACTTCTTTTTACATGAAAAACACGCTTTGTGTATTGACACACAGACACGAAAATTCTATATTACCTTACGTAAACCATTAACAAGGAAGGTAACAAATGAAAAAACTGATCATCACGATCCTCGCCATCGCAACCATGGCTCTCTCCGCCAATAAGCCCGTCTGCAGAGAGATTGCCGATCATGGTTGGAAAATTGAATTCACTTGCGATCGACCTACTTATGCTGTTAAGGAGGTATACATTGGTCTATGGCAAAAAGAACAGGCATTTCAGGTTATGATAATGAAGACAGATGGTAGTCGTGTATCGACAAGAGTGTATTTCAATATGTACGATCAAAAAACGCACGTGATTGAATCTACTTATGATGAGCTAGGTGTATTGGTACATAATGATGATATAAAGCTTGATGGTAATCAGTTTTCAATCTTATATTACAAGCTCCGTAACCAGTTCGACCTCAGGAGAAAAAAATAATTTTTTTTCTTCAAGGGTATTGACACACAGACACAAATTTATTATATTACCTTACGTAACGAATCAACAAGGAGGTTACACATGGAAACATTAATTCTTGGAGCAATGATCTTCGGATCCTTTTACGGCCTTTGCGAACTATTCAGTCGTCTGTCTATACACATGGACGGAATACTTGAAGTAGTGTTTTGTGCAGCATTATGGGTAACAATTATCTTGATGTTCGTCGTACCAGGTATGTTCAGTAACTATCTATATGACCACATTACTTCAGAGTTTGATGAAACGTTGTGTGCGGCATGTATATGGCACTACGTTTATCTTGCTATATGGCTCTTTGTACCGTGGAAGGAATGTAAGAAATAAATAACAAAATTTTTTTGTCAGTGTGTATTGACATACAGGCACAAATAACCTATATTAACATCAACAAACCAATCAACAGCCCAGTAGGGCAAAGGAACATCAATCATGATTACTGTACAAGACATCCGCACCAAGTTCAACGCCGAACAGCTCAAGGTTCTCAACGAACTCGCAGACGCCGTCGTAGACGCCGCAAACAAGCTCGCCGAAACCGACATCTTCCAGGATAAGGGTCAGATCGAGCACAAGCTGTTCGCAGCTCTGTATGGCACTTCTGACATCAATGAACAGAACAACATCAACTTTGAACTCTACATGAGGAAGTAAACCATGACTAATTTCCAAGCCCTCGGTCAGCTTATCAAAGTCTACGGCCAGTTCAAGCCCCGCATGCAACAGCGTGTGCTGAACATTGCCAACCTCCGTCCCCTTAACGCTTGCGTTATGGTTATGGCGGAACTGCAGCTCCATCTGAACAAGGCCATGCTTGCCAAGCTCGGCCCTGCCTATGACGAACTGCAAGCACATACTCTCACCAATGCCACGCCCACTGCCACGCAGAAGTGTGACATGCTTAAGGAGTTGTAAGATGTTTCACAAGATCGGCATACTTTTATTTGCTGTCTGCTCTATAAGTCATCTTGCTAACTGGCTCATCTTCGGATACGAGCTCAATCAATGGCTCTTGCTGGCTTGTGCTCTTGGAGTCGTATCAATCGCCCGTGAGCTGCAGTTCGACAGCTTTAAGAGTCTGTTTGATGCGCATCTGCTACTGAAATCAGTTATGCTTAAGGCAATCAGTCTCGAATTCGGCGCAGACGCCACGAAACGCCTTCGCATCCGTAGCCTTGAAGTGCTCGAAGAGCATGCTCCAGAAGAATGCAAAGGCCAGGCCCAGAAACTTGCAAATATACTCAAGAAAATGGAGGCCGACCATGCTGACGATGCAAAGAATCCGTGAGATCCTTGCTGAGTGTGGCCTTGCTGGGTCACAGCTCGACGATGCCGCCGCGTATTTCTACTCGTGTCAGCTTGAGCTGACCGAGCAAGACGTGCGCGAGATTGCAACAAAACTTAATAAAGGAGTTGACCATGACAAAGAAAACTGCTACATTGAAGCGCATGCAAGCGCCGAAGAAGAGACTCAAGTCCAAGTCAATCACCATGTACATCGACCCGAAGTACACGGACAAGATCGACTACCTAAAGCTAACCAAGGGCGTCACGGCTTTCTTCGAGGACTGCCTGGACAAGCTCAAGGTAGACGAGGGTAAGCTGAGAGTGCTCAAGGACTTGCGCGCAATGAAGGCAGCAGCCAAGTAAGGCTTTCACACGGCTAGGCCGTGCGTGTATTGAAATCAGAACAACACATGCAAAGAAAAGACCTCTTACGAGGTCTTTTTTCGTCTACGAGCGTTGATCTCGTCCTTGTGTTGCTCGTAGTATGCCTTGTTGTAACGACGGCGGTTGAACTTGTATTCCGGCCTTGACTTGGCCTTGTCCAGCCATCGCTTCTGACTCTGATACACTTTGTAAGGCATGTAATCTGCAAGCATGCCTTGCTCTTCGTTACTGTACGACCGTGTGATGAACACGACCTTGTCTACGGGCTTGATACCTAGCTCAGCACATTCTTCAAGGTAACGTGTGTAATCGTCTTCACTCTGGTCATGCAAGGCTCGCAGCTTACAACCAGGTTTTACAGCGTCATGCCAGTCTATGCGCTTTGATTTGTACTCAGCATCTGTACGCAATTTCGGAACCAACTCAGCAGCCTTGAGATCGAACAAAGTAGCAAGATTGTGGTCGTCGTTGGCCAGCGGTGCCGTGCCGTCGACTAAATCCATGCGAGCCCTGATGTCCCTCAACCATATGTTGTATGTAGCGTAACACGTGCTATATACAGCACTGCGGACATTAAGGTACCACGATAGGTCACGACGGTACTGGCCAGTGCGAACGATGTACAACAGTCTACAGTAAGCAGCCGTGTAACACATAGCTTCCAATTCTTCCATGTCAGAACGATCATAAGACCATGCACGATACTTTGTCAAGTAGATAGATACAATCGTCTTAATGAACCGCCAAATTTCCTCGCGTGGGCTTGCGTCGGCACGGATAAGCATGGCCTTGTGACCTATGTTTACCCTGTCTGGCCACCAGACCAGCTGGCCGTGCTTTATCATTGAATGAGCCATGTCAGCCTCGCTGGATACGGCGAATCAGCCAGGCCACGGCTTCGGCAACGATTACTTCGATAAGGTAATTGACAAATTTTGACTTGTTCATATGTACTCCTTTTTCTTAACAAATTACATCATTGTGTGAAACAAAAAGCCCTGCCCAGGAACTTCCTCGGCAGGGCTTGGCTTTTCGCCTCGGCTAAGAAGGGCTTAGTTAACCATGTAGAGGTCAACGGTGATTCGGTGCGAGTTAGCAGAGCTACTGTAAACGCCACCCACTTCAATCTTCAAATCATTTTCTTGGTCACCTGTCGGTGCAATGTGCAAATTGTTTGCCACCTCGTCAAAGAAATACACTGGCGTATTAGTACTTGCAGTACTTGACATATCGCCAGAATAAATCTGAGGGAAGGCGTATGACAGATGAGTCCGGTTGGTAGCAGTATACTCAGTGTTGAAACTCGTCAGTGCAAAGTACGGAGCGCTACCAAAGCTAAGTCCTCCAGCACCTTGGCTAACCTTGACCTTAAGTATATAGAGCTTTGTCGGGTCGATGAAATTAGACTGTCCAGACACAGAGGTGAACGACAATTCCTTGCCACCAGATGTTGGCAAATAGTCCGCAACAGTACCGACCTTTGTCAAGGTAAAGCTGGAGCCACCGCTCGGCGTTGCCCATTCTGCAGAACCAGCGTTGTTCACGGTCAGCACCTTGCCAGCATCGCCGACGGCAGAGGTTGGTAACGGGTTGGACACGTTCAAAGCATTGTTGCCAGGAACCGTATATTCGATTTCGGTAACGTCTTTTTGAGCTGGATCGTCAGAGTAAGCACTCAATTTAGCATAGTTGAGTGAAGAAGCCGACGTAGCCGAAACTATCATGAGCAGATAGCCCGTTGGGTTTGCTTCGATGGTTTCCCAAGAAAGGTTTGACATTTCAGACAGATTGGCAAAATCTACTGTCACTTGTGTATTAGAAGAGATAATGTATGATTCGCCAGCAATCTGAACAAACGACGAACTAATGTTTGTAGAAGATATAAGAGCTCCTGAACCTACGGATGGCGAAGATGGATCATCTTGATAAATCGGAAGGATAGCTAACCGAAAATCAGGGCCACCTGAAGTAACCTTGTTTATGCACTTATAGAGTTCCAAAATTTTAACATTCACTGATGCATTATTCTTAATTGCTGCAACAGCTTGCGCATTCAGCTGGCCTATACTTTTGTATTCATAGGTGCCGCCTAGAGTAGACAAGGTAGCTTCTAGCGTAATAGTGTCAGTAGTGCTTCCGCTGACAGACAGACCAGTACCCACATTGACGGACACTGTATTGCTCGTAATGTCAATGCCAGCGCCAGCCGTGTAGGACGCAGAAGGAATGGCAGCAATGGCTTGTGCCACTGCAGTACCGGACTGGGCATTGGTCGAAGTTGCGTCATAGGTCTGGTCGACGGTAGCTTCGCCCCATTCCACGGCAGGGCCACCAGCGTCGTAGATGGCCTTCAAGACTTTGCCGTTGTCATTTTCGGTCACTTGCGGGACTTCGCCGGAAGCACCAGCCACGGCACGAGCCACGGCATCGGAAGTGACGCTGTTGAATGAATTGACTGTAGGCACAGCATCCAAGACCAGGGTATCGGTAAGGACTGGACGGTATTGCTGTGATTCGCTATTGATGACCTTGGTGATTGCCATGTCTAAAACCTCTTTGTTTTCAACCTAAAAGTAGGTGCGTTCTGTTCTACACTTAAAACTACACGAGTCATTTTCCGTGCCAGTCAGACTCTGAAAACCACCAGTAGCCACAGACCAGCAGAAGAACGATGAAGATGACCGTGCCTATCATTTTCTATTCTCCGATAGCTTGTTGATTGCATCAAGCACATTGTCAATCTTGGTCGAAACTTTGGCCAGCTCAGTGTTGATCGTGGCGATCTGAATCTGATGATCGTCCATGTGCGTCTTGAGCATCATGATGTCTTCTTTCACACGGCCAAGATCCCACGTGTTCTTCTGACACTGGTCATGCAGATCCTGGCTGTCGGCATCACGGGTAGCCTTGGTTGCGGCACGGTCGTTACGGAGCTTGACGTTATCAGTCCACACCTTGATAAGGGCACCCAAGTTGCCCAGACACATCACGCATGCGCCTACCAAGGCGGCTATTTGTTCAGCTGTCATAAGACCTCCTAGTCATCACCCGCAACGCCAAACACAGAAACAGTGATATAGCCCGGTATCTGGAACGTCTGGCCAGCAGTCTCAGTAGTGAGAGGTACGCGCAAGACGGCGTCCACCGAGGATGTGTTTCTGTCGGCGCATAGACCGATCGCCTTGAACGCCTTCCAATCGTAGTGGTTTACGACGCACTCGGTGTATGTCTCGAAGCCCGTATCCATCAGCCAGCGTGGACTTGTTCCGCTGTGGGACAAGATGTAGAAGGACATCTGCCTACCGTTTAAAGGGTTGCCCATCTCGATGTCATGACCCTTCATGCAGACCATGTTGCCGTTGCTCATGATTTTGAGCCCTAGTCTGTCAGCGCCTAGCGGGAAAACCAATTCGACAAAACCGTTGGAGATGTCAGTTGCGGTAAGCTCGACGGACGGATCTTGAAAAGTGAATTCCCAGAACAGTCGCTTGGTCTTGGCATAATGCAAATTTCCGCCGGAGTCGACCGAGATGTAGTTCGGATGGTTAGCGTCGCCATCAACGCCTGTCATCGGAGGTTGCCACGTGTGGTCACCGCGAAGGAACTTTGCGCCGTCTCCGGTGCTGTTCGCCTTCGGTACTAAGCCGTCGGTAGACGAGGTGAACACGCTGTACGTCGTGTCTTGCGGCGTTGCCCATGTCCCGTCACCCTTCAAGAACTTGTCCGTGTTTGCCCCGGACTTCGGTGCGAGACCGTCTTCGGTAGTAGTGAAGACGTTGTATGTAGCACCGCTGGCCGAAATCTCGTACGTAGTTACACGTGTCTGCGGCTCTTGCGAGCTTGTGATGGTGACGCCAGTTCCAGCTTCCACAACGACCTTCTCGGTCGAGATCACGTCATTGATGATGTCGATGTTCGGGCCAGTGGTCAGTGCGGCCTGGGCTCCGATATTGTCACGAGCAGTGGCCTTCTCAGTGCTGGAGAAGGACTGCGTTACGTTGCTCAATACTTTCTTAATTTGTTCGCTCATAATTCTCTCCTTATGCTCCGATGTAGGCTGCTGCCGGGTTCAGCGTGGACGTGACAACACGTATCACTGGATCTGCGTAGAAGTTGGCATTGTACAAGAAACCAAAATTGCTCATGATATCGCTTGCATCAGCTGTATTGGTGACTACAAAGACGAATCTTGCTTCGCCGTTAGGGTCAAATGTGCCGCCGCTAACACTCATACTGCCTAAGGTGTTTATCGAAAGTGTACCAGGCATGTCACCAGAACTCTGGGCACTCGTAAGCATACCATTATAATTCTGCGTACGAATATACCATGTAATCATACTGTTGCTATCAATCTGTACAAGGCAAGGCCAGTAATAGCAAGCCGCGCTGGTTGAGAATGAGCCTTTCTTGTTGCCTATATTTGTCTTACGCATGTTCACACCAGCGTAGGCACTGATAGAGGATTCCGTATAGATTTGCATACTGGTAAGCACGCTAAAATCAATATTTGTAGTGAATTGCCACACAGTACCGTAAGACGCTCCGTTGTATCGCTTGCTCCAGTTTGTACCGAGGTAGTAGTCCTGGACAACATAATTACCACCCCAGCTCTGCGGGATCTGGTCGAGGTCTGCTTGGCCCGTGGTAGTATTGCTACCACAATCCAAGAAGCAGTTTGTACCCGCAGTGCCTGACAGAGAAGACAGCTTGTTGTATGCAGCCAAGGCACCAGACGTAACGTTTACGTTGTTCTGGAAGCAGCTGGTGAAGTCGCAACCAGTAAGGTCGAAGTCCCTAAAGTCTGGAACCGTCGTTAAACCAGCCCCGTCGAACAGGTACATGAAACGGCACGCGTTGCGCATGCGCCAGTTAAAGAGGTTAACCTTGTTCGCGGACAGCGGCACTTCACTAGGTGAAGTTGAACCGGTAGTATCGCCGAATACACGTATTGGTACCGCGTTGGCGTTCCAGCTGTCGGTCTCGTGTCCGGTAAAGGCAAGGTTCGGCGTGCCGACGAACGCGCCGTTGAAGGTTATCCCTTCGTTTACCCCCATCGCCGACAGGTCATCATATCTAATGTCGAGCGTGTTCAGGTTGGCGACGCTAGTTAGGTAAGGGCAGCCATTCACGAACCAATTGAAGCTGACTCCAGTTGCCCCGTCCAGTCCGGCTGTGAATACATGAGTACCTGTGAACGGAGGTAACGACGTTATTGACGTGTGCGAATACATGGCCGAGAATTCGACACACCTAGATACGTCTATGTTGCCAGCATAATATTCAAGCGTGGGGCACCAGCGGAACATTCCCGTAACGGTAGTCGGACGCACGTGAAGGTCGCATACGTTGACCGGCCCATTGATGTCGCATCCGGTTGGGTTTTCCGTATTGACTGTGCCGAAGAAATAGGAGATGTCAGCTACTCCGGTATTATCCCCGGCCGCAATAATGTCATAAAGTCCAGTCAAGTGGACTGTAGACGCTCCAGAAGACCTTGTAGCGAACGGGCCATAAGTCCAATCGGGGATGTACGGCGCAATATTATACGTCCAGTCCCATACATTTGGACTAGAACTAACTTGAGTCCAAGTTCCCTTTCCTCCAGAAATCGTCGTCGGGTCGAATCCAGACGTATAGAACTTGTACCGAAGGGTATACGCCGGAAGTTGCACCGCAGACTCGTACACCTTGACATTGCCTAGGTATGCCTGGCCTATCTTGACGGAGCCCAAGTACAAGGAACCGATAGATGTAGATCCTATCTTCAAAGACATATTACGACTCTGGAATTAAATACAATACCGTTGCCACGGGCTGTGCTGGCAATGCGCTTACTTGCTGGATATCGGTAATGCCAGCCGTGGTCGTGACATTCAGGGTGTTGCTTGTTACAGACAACATATTACCAGCACTCGGTACTTCGCTCTTGGTTGCGTACGTGGTCGAAATAGTGTTGCCAGCGGCATCCTTTTCGGCACGATCCGCATATATCGGGTTGCTGTTTATTAAATTTGCGTATGTCGTTGACATCACTACTCCTTATTAGAGGTCGACCGTACCGATGGTCACTGCGCTCGGCTGAGAAATCCAACCCAATGTTCCGCTAGAGTCAGTAACTCCCAGCACCTTTCCAGAGTCGACTGAACTTGCAGCCGGAACAGGGTTGGTCACCGTCACAGTGCCAGAGCTTTCCGTAAGGCCAGTGGAGAACGTGTAGGTTGTGTTTTCGTCATCAGCCCATTCCACGGCGTTGGCACCGCTGTTGACCTTGAGCACCTTGCCAGCCTTGCCCGAGATGGCAGGGAGCTCGGAAGTTTCGTCTTCCCATGCGTAGGATCCGCCATCCTGCGCGTCGTACGAAGCCTTGAGCACTTTGCCAGCTTCAGTGGAAGTCACCTCAGGGACGGCATCGATGTTGCCCACTTCGGTCTTGGTCGCGTAGGTGGTATCGATGGTGTTTCCGTTGGCGTCCTGGTCGGAACGCTGTGCGTAGATGTAGTTGCTGTTGATGGTTCGTGCGTAAGTTGTAGACATTTGTCTCACCTCGTTTGTTAATAAATTACACTATTGTTTAGGACATTGTTCCGCCCCAGCTCGTTGGAATTTGGGCAAGCTCTGCAGAGCCACTGGTTGTGTTGGAACCGCAATTTCGGAAACAATCATAAACGACATTTGGTGGAGTAGCTTGTGTACTAGCTTGCTGATACAAAGCCAATGCACCGCTTTGTACATTAGGGCAATTGTAAAACATTTGATGCATGTTATTAGCTGAGCTAGTGTTTAGCAAAGGTACATAGGTTAATGCTGTACAGTTTGTACACATAGAGGTCATAGTAACCACAGAACTAGTGTCAAATAGAGGTATGCTAGGCAGTGAAGAACAATTGCGTAGCATTTCTCGCATAGTAGTTACACGTCGAGTATCTAGGAGAGGAACACTGGTCAAACTGATACAACCAAGCAGCATTTCTTGCATATTCGTAACCTTGCCAGTATCCAGTACAGGTATAGTTGTGATGCTTTTGCAGTTACCGAATGTGTTTTCCATACTAGTTACATGACTGGTGTCAAAGAATGGGATGCTTGATAGATCCCAGCAGTTGGCAAACATGCCCCTCATATCAACTACAGAACTAGTATTATATGCTGGAACACTTGGCAACGACCTACAATAATTGAACATACCTCTCATAGTAGTTACACGACGAGTATCAAATAGTGGAACACTGGTAAGGCTTTGACAGTTTTGAAAAAGATCTCTCAAAGTGGTTACTGAACTTGTATCAAACAACGGAACTCTTGTTAAAGAGCTATTTCTTCCAAATGTATTTTGCATTCGTGTTACGTTAGAACTGTTGACACCAAGCACTTCAAGCAAATCGGTATTGTGGTACGGTACAGTGTCCCCTATTGACAAAGCATCTGTCCAATCCGAATTTTCATATGTCCAATCCCAAATGTTTGGCGAGACGGATACTTGTACACCAGAACCCTTCGTAAAGTACGGGTCCGTGATACCATCTCTGTAAAGTAAACGAGCCGTGTATGGAGGCAAATCTAACGGGTTATACGGGTCGTATGTGCCAAGCCCGTACCCAGACTTGGTCAAGGCCGTATTGTTACCTACATATAGCCAGTTAAACTGCACTGCCATATCACACCACCACAGTTCCGACAGTTACACTGCAAGCGACAGTAACATCACTTACACCTTCAGTCAGCGTTATGTTGTTTCCAGCCACCAGTTCCTTCATGGTCGGTACAGTAGGAATGTTCGGTTTATTTAATATGAACTGGACTGACGACGTATCCGTCTCGTTCCAATTTGATTGCAGCTGGGTAAAGCTAGAACCAGTAGCTACAAGCTCACCATTGCCGTTCACAGTGATGGTAGATCCGTCAACCTTGGCGGACACGACATCGCTAGTAATGTCTATACCGTTTCCAGCAGTGAGCGTGTTTTGCTTACCAGAAAGGTCGTTCTGCGTGGCAATGGTAGAGGTGTCCACGCTGAACGTGGTGCCGTTCAAGGACAGACCAGTCCCAGCACTGTACGTAGTATCGGTGGCAGAAATGGTGGATCCGGAGATGGTTATGTTGCTGCCAGCCGTCAATGCTTCCTGATATCCTTGCAAGGTTGTCTGCAATTCAGTATCGGTCACGTAGTCGGTAAGGTCAGGCTTGTTCTGGATATACGCATCGGAGCTGGAATTTGTCTCGTTCCAGTTAGCTTGTACGTTCGCTTCGGCACCGCTTTCGATTCCGTCAAGTTTGTTCTTGTCGGAATTGGTGAAGTTGTTGTCCGTATGAACATAGCTTGCATCCTGTACAAGGTTCTGGGGCTTATTGGCAATGTATGCATCAGAGCTGGTATCGGTAATAGACCAATCAGACTGTACGTTCACCTCAGCGCCAGCTGCAATGCCAGCCAACTTGCTTGCATCTGCGTTGGTAAAGTTGTTGTCAGTGTGGACATAGTTCGCATCCTGTACAAGGTTCTGGGGCTTGTTCTTGATGAAATCAACGGACTGGTCATTTGTCTGTGCCCAGTCAGACTGAACCTGTGCAGCGGCACCGCTGGCAGAGATCGTCCATGTCGTAGTGTCGATGGCAATGTTCTGGCCAGCCGTAAGCAATGGCTGGTAATCGGCCAAGTCGCTTTGCGTGGCGTACTGGCTCAAGTCAGGCTTGTTGGCAATGTATGCATCCGAGGCAGTGTTGGTCTCGTTCCAGTCGCTCTGTACGTTGACCTCTGCACCAGAGGCAATCCCAGCCAGTTTGCTTGCGTCAGCATTGGTATAGTTGTTGTCGGTATGGACATACGAACCGTCTATGACAACGTTGTTCGCAACGCTGATGGTATGCGCGGTATTGTCCACGACAATGCCAGTACCAGCCGTGTACTCGGTGGTACCACCACCGCCGCCGCCCGTGCTGGAAATGACATCGCCAGCACCGGTGTGTTCGATGGTAATGTTTGCCCCTGCAATCAACGTCCTCTGCACTCCGCCCGGAATCACGGGCGTGCCAGAGTAGATACGGTGCATTTCCATATTGAGCAACTCAACATCGCCAGCATTGCTTGCACCGATTATGGACAAGTTAAGCTCGGCATCCGCATCGACCTTGACATCGGTGGAAACCTCGAAGTCCTGTGACAATCCCATGCTGTAGTCGATGATGACGCTCTGTCTCGTGACAGGTGTTGAACCTAGACTGAACAAGACATACACATTGTCGTAGTATGCGTCAACATCGCTCTTGGTAGCACGGAGATGCGCCGTGACATGGTAGTAAGCATCTGCATGGACTTGAACGCCCGTGGTTCCCACGAGCATCGTGCCAGCGCTGTACGTGGGCTTGACGATGTCAGAACCGGACTGCGCAACACCGCCGTCACAGCGGATCCATTCAAGCAAGTCCGTGCCGTCCTCGACATTTGCGGACAAGTCGTAGGTCACGACTCCGCCATCGTCAAACTTGTCCACTGCGATTGAACCATCGCTTGACACGACCTCGTACGTCTTGCCAAGTGCAGAACCAGCTCCGCCACCGCTAGGAACCATCTTACGAACGGTGTAAACAAGGCCGTCAAACTGGTCATAGACCTCAAGGCGGTACACACGCGAGGCATCGACGAACAAGCCCCTTGCACGGCCATTGTTGTCTAGTATGGCTGGCTGCTGGAGCTGTGTTCCGTTCTCATCAAAAATGTCAGCAAGGTCATCAGTCTCGTTATAATACACGTAGAGATGTCCGGCCACATTCAATGCACCGTTCTTCAACTCGAACTGGTTAGTAGCCGGAAATAGGCGTAGATATGTTGGCATCTGGAACCTCTCTTTTCACGCTGAAAGTAGGTCGCTAGATAGTGGCCAAGCCTGGGAAGTACGTCACGCCAGTGTCGAACGTAGGCACGGCAGAGATACCGTCACCCATGGCGAGCTTGCACACGAACGTGTTGTTCATGTTCTCGTCCCACATGTTGCCCATGATGTCAGACACGGCATAGTACGTACGGACACCCCAGATCTCATGGATAGGCTCAGAAGCCACCGAAGGCGTGATAAGCAACGCATACATGGCATTGGCAAGGTACGGGTTCAGACCAGTCGGCTCCACAGCCGCATGGACAGAACCGTCCGAGTACGTGTTGTACGGAGCCCACAGATTGAACGTTCCGTCATAGATACGCCATCTTGTGCTTGAGCCTTGCGTGTCCGGCCACTTGCCTTCATTGGGAATGAAGCCAGGGTTTAGACGTGGGCAAGTACCAGCGTTGCCGTGGTATTCCCATGCAGAGCCATCGGCAAGCAATCCGTTGTGAGTGTACGGGTGCCAGTGAAGCTGCTTGATGCCATACACGTCGCTTGTATCGAATCGGTTGTCAACGATACGCACGAAGCCCATCTTGACCTTGCCATCCATGTCGATGTGAGGGTTGTCCTCGGTAGCGTAGACGGTGAACCATACACGGCTATTGCCCACGTAGTGGTTGCCGATCAAGACCACGTTCCAGTAGTAATATGTATCGGAATTGTAGTACGGCAATACGTCAAGCTTGACAGAGCCTACACAGCCTTCCATGGAAATGTAGTTGGCACGCCACACCTGGTTGCCACCGATGTTCACGTTGCGGAAGATCAATGACTTGTTCATGTCATAGGCATTGGCATTGCCGTCAGCGAGCCATACCTTGCCCGAAAAGGTTCCGCCTACTACAGACACTGCAGTGTCGGCTGGGTTGATCGTATACTGGAAAGTGGTGCGGCAGTCCACAAGGTTTGCGGAGCCGAGTCCTATACCGTTCTGCAGAAACCTGAGCTCAGAATCGAAGGCATCCACAGCAACGGCAGAGCCGTCGGTAAGGATATCTGCCTTGCATCCGTACAATGTAAGAGCTCCCTTTACAGTGATGTGGCCGTCAACCACTGCATTCCTGATTTCATTGAAGGAACCTACTGGCAAGACGAATGAACCGACAGTACGGCCTTCCAAGTCCAGCTCGTACTGGTTCCACACTTGCGCGGTCATGCGCTCACGACGTTCAAGCATAACGTCAAGCCAGTTGTCGGCACTGTCAAACGTGGCAAGGTTCGGTTCATAGTCATACTGCTGGTGATGTCCAGCACCGATCATGCCAGGATCCCACTGTCCAGCGGTACGGAAAATACGGTCGCCTACATTCTGCACGCCGATGCGGACGTAGTCCGTACGTGCGAAGAACCTGTCCGGAATTTCTGTGCTCAACGCAATCTGGAAATATGCTCCATTGACATAGGCAGACACAGCCGTGCCATTGCCTACCACAGTTGTGTTGCTGAGGTTCACCGCATGGCTCAACTGCGAATTTGTAAAGTAGTTGTCGTTGTCCACGACAAGAACCTTGGCACCGCAATGCCAGAAGCTGTCCACGGAACGGAACCAGCTTGAATGAGCCTCGGTAGCCTTGCTGAAAGCAAAGTCCGCGACATAGTTGCCAAGCTGAGTAACCTCGACGTTCGGACAATTGAACGTTGCGTTAGTGAACTTTACACCTGGGTCAAACGAAATGGTCTTGGTCACGCTGAACGTGCCTACGGAACTGTAAGTGCCCTTGCTGAAGCGAGGCACAGGCGGCATGACAATGTTGTACGTACCGACAATCGGCAAGTAAGTAAGGAATGCGGAAACATTCCCTTCATGACCTGGAGCAATGCCGTAGTAAGAGCAAGGCATTTCCCTCAAGTCAGAACAAAGTATCCAGCGACCGTTCAAGGTAGAATTGGATTCCACGATGGCACCGCCGTCAGCATTGTCAGTGCAGTTGCCGTCCCAGATGTATGTGCGAGGCCCTGCCGACACATTGCTGTCATATCCCACGACAGTGACCGAGCCGAGCTCCGGATTGGCATCGGCAAGCCCAGCCATGCCCTGCACGATAGTGTCGTTCTTTACTGACGGATAGTCAAAGCCGTACTGGAAATCCTTGATCTGTGCATAAGTACCGTCAACGAGCTGGTCTACGACAACGTCATAGATGGCAGCTTCAAGGAAGATGGTGGAGCTGAACTCACCAGTGTCGGTAAGGATGACTGGGTTCTGAGCCTCGATAAAGGCATTGCCGTCCATGGTGTAGGTATTGGCAAGAGTGTCAGAATCATGCAAGTAGAACTTGACACGGCCAGCCACGAGCGGATAGCCCACGATGTCGAAAAGCTGTTCTTGACTAAATGCGATTTTCATTCTTCACACCTCCGTACACTGCCTTGGCCATTTCAGTATTTGCCTTAACCTTGGCCGTGTCAAGCTGGATGGCTTGCTTCTGCAAGTCCATCAAGGACTTTTCAGTATCTATCGCAGCCTTGTCTGCATCCAAGCCTTGGTCAAGCTGAGCTTGGAGAATCATGTCTTCTTGCTTGAACTTGTGTTCCATTGCGGACTTGGCAAACTGGGCATTCAGATCACGTTCGTTGTTGTCATTGAACAACTCATAGCGCTTGATCTGTTCTTGTAGATCCTGGATCTGCATGTCCTTCTGACCGATGGCGTTCTTCATTTGTTCGATAACGTCTTGCTGCTCAAGCTCCATCTGGCTTGGGCCTGGCTTTATGTTGATAGAACCGAACACGTTCTTCATCACGGCATTGTCCGGATGCGTCAAGAAGATGCCGTTCACAAGGCTCATGCGCTTGTCTTCAGGAACCACGCTCATCAATGTCATGAGTTCCTGACGTGCGACTTGCAATTCTATGCCCTGCTCAGGGCCTTGTATAACCTCAAGCACGGTCTTGCCCATGCCGAGCAACTGCATTACAGTTTCACCAACGCTCTTGAACGTGTCACGAAGGTTTGCGTAGTAGTGACGTATCGTGCACTGGACCTGGCGTTCTCCAGCGAGAACTTCCGTAGCCGTCTTCTGAGGGGCATCGCCCATCATGATGCCCTTGGCATCAACACCAGTAATTGTAGACAAAAGATCAAGGTTGCTGCCGATGATTGCAGTCAAGTCATCGAACTGTACCTTGTTATCGATACGGATAGGAGCACTGTATTCAATTGTGTGGTCTGGGTTCCAGCGGTTGTAAATAAGCAACGGGTTGATGTTGCGGTTAAAGCTTCGCCATTCTTCCTTGTAGTCCTCGATGGATTCGCCTTCTGCAATGAACGCTTGCTTCGGTGCCTGAGCCATACGTTCGGTCAACTGTGTAAAGGCATAGTTGACCAACTTCTGAATAGGCATGCCTTTACGGACTAACCCTTGCCATACGACATCATCGTCGACCCAAATGCGCTCGCCGTAGACCGGAAAGATCGGAATGCGGTCGATGTCGAGCGTGACGGGGTCGTCAAGGAACTTGTCGTTGAGCATGCGGTAGACTTCGCACTGGTTTTCGTTCATGCGGTAGTAAGTGACAATGACCATCGTGTCAACGGACTTGTTGTCGGTCGTGTTCACGATAGGTCTGATGCCCTTGTCCGTGGCATAGTCCTCGCCATACTTGGCCTTGACCCATTCCTTGGACTTGTACTCGCAAATTGCAGCCTCCATGGCGTCATGCCCATCCATTTCCACGCTATCAGGATCCCAATAGACATTCTCGATCTTGTCTATGTTGTACAAGGCTGGTACTTCGACTGGATCACCAGTCTGCGGATCCATTACCTGTTCGGAACCGATGGCCATGTAGGCAAGGCCGAAGGCAGTGTTGTTGTAAAGTGCGTCATAGGCAGCACGTGCATTGGAACCAGCCTTGAGGAAGGCTTCGCAAGCCTGGTCGATTTCCTCGTTAGGGCTGTAGAACTTGTACGGATACGATGCGTATACGTTGACGGTGCTGTTGACAGAATTGCCGATGATGTTTACGGTCTTCTTTACACGTGAATTGTCAATTACGGACAAGTCATCGTCATCCCACTGGTTTCCGGACAGAAAGTCACGGTCAACCTTGATACGGTCAATCTGCTTGGTGCGCTTGGTATTGGCGCGGCTCTCAAAAGCCTTCCACTTGTCAAGACAATCCTCTATATTCAGCATGAAAACCTCTCTTATTCACGCTGAAAGTAGGTCGGGCATAAGAAAGGCCAGCACTAGGCTGGCCTTGTATTACTCTTCTTCTGCCTCTTCCTCGTCTTTCTTCTTGAAAGCCTCGTCGATGATCTTCCTTGCACGAGGATTATTCTTTTTCAGATCCTTGTACCATTGCTCATCTTTGTAGGTCTTCTCGTATTTCGGAACCCAGTCAGCCCCCAGCTTGAACGTAGGCTCGAAACGGCCACCAATATCAGAGGCGACGTTTCCAACGCCCATGCCTACCTTGAACGCCCTCGGAGTACCAGCCATTACGTCTGCATACCTATGAGGGAACAGAGAATGGTACAAGTCGTTGGTATTTGCATCAAGTTCGAATTGGTTCGGATAAATTTCTTTCGGCTTGATATTTACTGGTGCAGGGTTTCCGTCTGGGAATTGAGCAATTCCTTGCCCACGTGACAACGCATTCTCAGTAGCCACGAGATTGCCTTTCTTGTCAATAACAAAGTCATCGACAGGTGCTTTACCGACGAAGTTGTGACGTGGATCGTACGGGCGGACAGCCGGAACAACATTACCAGCCTCATTGATTTCAAACGTAGAGACAGTCGGCTTGTCGTATTGTGCAAGCACCTTCTTTGCATTGATGGTGTAGTCCTTGTTCAAAGGCACGCCAAACAGCTTGGATATCTGCGGTATGTCGTTTGCCTTGGCAATGCTTGCATACACATCGGACGGACTAGTGCTTACAACCTTGTTTGAGCCAGTGGCTTTCTTGGTCGCTTCTTGTGCAACCTTGACACGTGCTACAAGGCTGTTATAGATTTTCAATTTCTTGACAAGTTCTTCACGTTCGATAGCGCTTGGGTCGCCGGTGCGAGTAGCCTTGGACAATCCACGGCTGAACTGTTTTGCAGTCTCGCCTTCAAACTGGCTAGCCTTCTGCTGGATGCCGCCAACAAGTGCTGGACGTGTTGCGCCAGCCGTACCAGCGAACAAAATAGGCGCAATATCAATTTCTTGTCCGTTGTCTGACAAGCCTTGCTCAAGTCCTTGCCTCACAGCCTCAGCACCCATCTGGGCACCAGCATTGATCATGTTGTTTGCAACCGGACTAGCCGCAATCTTCATGCTCGGAGCCCACAGCATGGCTGTATTCGTACCAGCATCAAGAATACCCATCTTGGCAGCATCAGCAGCGTCAAAGTCACCACCAGTCATGATGGCGTTCTCGGCTTCTTGCATCATGGACGGGTACACTACCTTGGTAGGCCAGTACATAGGCCAGTCTTGCAATTCCTTGGCAACCTTGGCACGGTCATAGTTTACTTGCTGTTCGCCAATGTCGCTGAGGAGCTTGGCAAAGCCTTCCTTGGACTTGATGTCATAATCATGCTGTAAACCGAATCTCTTGAGAGAGTCAACGCCTACGCTAGTCCAGTCTCCATCTTCCTTGGCAACGCCATTCAGCAACGGCAAGATGTCAGCTGCCTTGAGATGTTCCTTATGTTCCGTAGGAGACATAGCTTGACGGTTCGAAAGACCGAACTGGAGCAAGTATTCGGACATCTTGTTCGCATCGTAGTTCTTGATTGCGCTAAGGTCATCAAGAGTCACGCTGTCATACGGATAACCACGCTGGAGCTTGGAAAGGAAGTCAAGGTAATACTTCTTGGTCATGTCATCGGCATCAGCCGGAGACAGTTCCTTGTGAATCTGGTTGTACTGCTTGACACGTGCCTTGGCAGCGTCCAAGGCAGCGTTCTCCATAGTCTCACGGTATTGAATCTTACTTATTGCCATCGATCACCACCTTCTGCTTGCCGATGGTGGCAATAAACTTGTCACCTTCTTCAGTAATGCTTACGTTATAGCCGTCAATGCTGGTAGGAAGCGTGCCTTGAGCCATCTTGTAAAGCAAGTCATCGTAAGAATACGTGTCCTTCAACTTCTTAAGAGCAGCCTTCTGCTTGGTAACGGCCTTCTGACCACGAAGCTGGATGGCCTCGATGTCTTCCTCGCCACGGATGTCGTTATATTCCTTCTCATGGGCGTCACGGACTTCTTGTGGCAAGCTGTACCAGAACTTATCTACAGCCTTCTTATCCTCCTTGGTGAGACCGTTCTTCTTGTACTGATTGCTTGCGTTTGCAGTGCGCAAGCCGGATACGAAGTTTTCGAAGTCTTGGTAGGTCTTGTTTACGTTGTCATTAACACCATGCTTGCCTTGGAACTGCTCAAGCATCTTCTTGGCCTTCGGATTCTTCTGGATCTTGTCACCGAGGAAGTTCAGCATGTTCTGGTAGCCAGGACGCTGGCTGTTGTCACCCATCATCATCATGCTCTGGGTCTTGATGAACTCTTCCACCAAGGCTTCGGCTTCCTTGTCAGAGGCAGATTTTCCACCGTTGGCTGCGGCAAGCTGCTGTCTGGTAATGATGCGGTTCTGGTGGGCAATGGCATTGCCCATGTCTCCGATGCGAGCACGGTTAGCGGCAAGGCGCATGTCAAGCGCATCCATGGACTTCGAGGACTGACCCTTCAACTGCTGAATTTCCATCTTGATCTGTGCAATGCGCTGCTCGTTCTGTGCATATTCTGCACGAAGGTCTTCCTGTTCTTGCATCTTCTGCCAGTAGGCCATACCTTGTCCGTAATTGTTCGCACCGAACATACGGCCACGCTCGATAGCACCTTCACCGCCTTGTCCGAAGCTCGGATCTGCTGGCTGTGCAACAACATCCGGAGCACGGCTCGGAGCATAGCCCATCATGGAACCAGCTGGGCTTGCGTAGCCAGCCATGCCGTTAGATGCAACCTGAGCCACAGTCGGGCCAGAACCGTTGCCGTAAATCATTGCATATGTGTTGGACGGATTGGAAAGCGGTCGATAGCCTTCCATAGAAGCCCTAGCCTTGCGGCTCAATTCCTCGTCAAGTGTAGGTTGCCATTTCCATTCAAAGGCCATACTAAACCTCTCTTATTTCACGCTGAAAGTAGGTTCGCTATGCGAATGCTCCGTCATAGTTCTGCCTGTTCCAGCTACCAAGCAGAGGATTGTTCACCTTGCGGCTGATCACTGGGTAGACTGCACGTCCGATAGAATTTTCTTGCAACAGTTCTTGTGCGGCCAGAGACGCTTCCTGAGTGTTCGGATATTGCTGGAACGTGTACCAAGTCGGCTTGCCCTTCCACTGCACTTGTATGCGTGCATCCGGAGTAAGACGGATGCCAGTCACCGCACTGGAAGAAACCTTGAACGGCCTACGTGACTGAGACTCGGTCCAGAACTGCGGAAGCTTCTTCTCGTCCTCGATACCCATTTCCAAGGCGGCTCGGAGCTCCTTCGGCTTCATGCCTGGTCGGACATACTTCATGATGGCATCGTTATGCTCCTTCATGGTCTGCATACGGCCAGCTTCATTGATTACATCTCTGTAGCTCTTTCCGAACTGGTTCTCGTTCGCCTTGCCGTCCACGCTTGGGACATACACGACTCCGTAATTGTGGTAACGGTCTGGTGCGAACTCGGTCGGATACTGCTTCGCCATGAAGGCATCGGCACCACCCGGCACACCAGGCGTGAAACTTGCGCCAGACGCAATAGACAGCAAAGACGGGCCACCCCTAGCGGCTCCGCCAATGCCCATACCGAGCGCAAGCTGCAATAAAGCCTTTGCTACTTCTTGTTTAGAGGCCATACTAACCTCCTAGCTGAGCCTTGATTTCCTCGTTACGTTGTTCGAGCGTACGCAGCTCAGTCATCAATTCCATGATCTTGGCATTGTTGTCAATAGGGTCGTACTGGCCGAGCATGTCTGCGTATTCCTTGTTGGCTTGGTCAATCTTGTAGCCACGTATGGCAGCTCCGGCATTGCCGAAACCACGTTCAAGGTCTGCCTTGTACTGGGTCGAACCGCCCTGAATAACTGGCGCATTTACGCCAGCCCAGTTGAATGTAAAAGCCATTACTGACCTCCGCCGTAGTAAGTCTTCAGGAAATTGGCTCCAGCTCCGCCAAGACCGCCAAGCAAGTCCCAACCAGACGTGCCTTGCTGTGCATTCGCCGTGCCAGCGATTGTCTGGGCCTGTGTATTGAGGATGGCGTTGCGGTTCTGTATACCAGCAGACATTGCATCGCCAAGTCCGTTGATATATGCCTCACGATCCTTGCCGTACGCATCCACTGCATACTGGTTACGAGCATTCATGGCATTGTAGTTGTTCCACTGGTTCTGGGAATTTACGTTGTACTCATTGAGAGCCATCTGACGGTCTTGCATGAGACGGTTGTACGCCTTTTCCCATTCCTCGCTGGCCAGTGCTTGCTGCTTGGCCCCGACACGGTTAATGAAGTCTGAGGAAAAACGATTTCCAGCAGAAGCAGCACTGTTGTTGATGGCGGACATGGCAGCGTCTACACGCTGGTTAGCCGCCGGATCCAGGAAATTGCTCACGTCACCAGTGTAACCGAAATTACTGTTCTGGTAGACTGGGCTATCAAGGAAATTCTGCAGAGCATCGCTGTACTTGTTCGCACCAGCGCCATACGTGCTCGTGACAAGGTTGCTGTACTTGCCGATGTCGCCTTGGTTGGCTGCATAAGTGTCCTGGGCAAGGCCGTTGATCTTGTCATAAGCCTCTTTTGCCCTGTCGGCAGCCGCCACATTACCCATATAGTTTCCGAGAGCTTGTGCTCCCATAGCCGCAGCTGCGGCAATAACTGGCCATGCCATACCCTAGTCCTCCTTATCCTTCTTCTCGGACTTCTCGTCAGCCTCGGACATGTCCACATTGTCGATGTAGTCCTCGATGGCCGCATTCAGAGCCTTAAGTTTCTTCAAGAGTTCTGCCTTTTCCATAGCTTCCTCAATCTTTTCCAAGCTGAAAGTAGGTCAGCGGACGGCCTTCAAGTGGCTCGCATCGCCAAACACCTGTATCTGCACCACACCGGGCTCTGCACACACTATCGCAGTCGTGTTAGGCTTGATAACAAGTGCATGAACCTCTCCAGAATTGCCAAACAACAGTCCGGCCACTGGCTTCGTGACCGTGTAAGGCAATGCAACGGAACCTTCCGACACCACGGCATCCATCGTGGTGAAGAAAGGGGTCATAACGATATGCCAACCATTGCTCGTACGCTCGTCCCATTGCCCAGTAAGGACATGGTTGAGGTCGATCAATGGGCTTGTCTGTCCAATCAGTCCGCTATACATCAGATAACTCCCGTAGTAGGGCTTACACGTTGCGAACAAGCTGTCAGTTCAAGGCTTGTCGGATGAGAATAGGTCAGCTTGAGCACGCAAAGACGGTTGTAACCTACGTTGTGGAAACGTACTCGGTGAGAATAGTCACCAGTCCTGCCCATCTTGCAGCTGCGGACATGTCCCCACGTGTTGCCGCCGTCCTTGGACACTTCCAGGAGCAAGTCCGGTTGCAAGGTATAGTCAGACCATGTGCCGACATTGCATTCGATGCCAAGCTCTTGCAAGATGAACGGCTTTTCGTCGTTTACGACGAGTGCGCCTTGCCTATGCCTGATCATCGGCAAACGCTTGCCAGAACCGTAGTCCTCGTACCAGTATTCGTCACTGAACTTGTACATGCACCCGTCATTGCAGAAGGCCCTGAACTCTCCCTTGAACCAGACCAAGTCAGACACACGCCAACGAGTTTCAACACCAGTCTCGTAGACACGGCTTACACGCTGGTGCCATTCATTGGTCATCGTGTCGTAGACCCATGTCTCTTGCAAGTTCTGAAGCTGCAGCACATAGAAATTGTGATTACCTTGTGCGTAAGCATATGCGAAAGCACTGTCGCCAGTCTCTCCAAGTAATTTATCGTCGAGCCAATCCTCGCTGATCTTTTTATACTGCTGTCCGGACACCATCAAAACTCCCTTGGCATAGGACTCGCCGGATCCGAGGTAGTACAAGTTGGAGCCACAGATTGCAATGCTGTTCGGAGCTTGCAAGCCATTTGATGCGTTGGTAGTGTATGACTGTCTCTGCCAAGTCGAATCCTCGCCAGAACCTCTCTGCCAGATCTCGATAGTCTTGGAACCGAACAAGTAAAGGTTCGGGCCGATGGCGGCAATTGCCCTTACGTTGTCCGAAGAGCTCTCTGCATTGAAGAACTGCTGTACTCCGTACGAATCAAGGAACATCCAGTCAAACGCATCGACTTCCTCGGTCAATACCTTGTACGCATTGTTAGGGTCGTACACTGGCTCTGTCTTTCCGTCCACAGTCTGTGTCTGGAATACCTCACGCTTGTCATTATTAAGCGGATACGGAATGCTGTAATACAGGAAGCCGCTTGTCCTATCATTGATAACCACTGATCCGCCCACGACAGCAACATGGCTGGGATTGATCTGGCCTCCTTCGCCATTTACTCGCTCAGGCAAGGAAATGCGGCGCAATTCTCCACCCTCGATAAGGTTGTATGCCCAGAGGTTTGAACCGTCGGCAACGAGCAAGTAAGGGTTGACGCCGCCAGTCTCAGAAAAGTTAACACGGCTTGAACCGCTTGCGACATTGCCTAGCCTAGTGGCTTCGCCATTCCAGTCTATACGGAAAAGGACATTGCCGTACACGACGAACAAGTTCTCTTGCTGGTTCTGTGTTGCAAGACCTACCGAGCTCACGTATGCGCCACGGCAACGTGCGGACTGCAGAATCTTCTGCATGAACTGTAACCCAGGTACTGAAGCTAGGTACTCGTTCTCGGTATTGATCTCACGGAACATGTTGCAAGACCATGCCGAACCCATGGTGGCCGGATGCTTGCCCTTGTTGGTGCCTGGGGCTACCAAGTAATTCGTTACGGTTGTCTTTGACATTACATACCTACGCCGTTAAGTCCGTTGAAATAAGGATCACGATAGTCGCCAACGATCTTGCTGGACTGGAGCATGCGCTGGGTAATGTTGTTACGCTTGATCAACGTTTTGGCCGTTTTCAAGTCACGGTCTAGGCCAGCCTTCTTCTCGTCCGAGAGCTCATAGAAATAGGCAAGGCGGTAGCACAGCCCAGCCATGAGCAGCTCATTGTATAAGTCGGACAAGTAGATAGTGTCATCGAGCTTGTACGTCGGGAGCTTGGAGTTGTACCAGACCCTGACAGAGTTACGTGGGTCGCCATCAAGGCGGAGAATACCTACGAGCCTATTGTTAGGCACGTGATCGTCCGGAGTTGTCTCGAACTCGGTATCGTATGTCCAAGACATGGCAATCGTATACGGATTCTTCTGAGACATCTGAATGGAGTTGCCATTGTTGAGGATGACGTAACGGTCGCCGATACGGCGAGCCACGGCCTCGATCTTGTCCGGAGGAACCATGTCAACGGTTGCGCTGTTTCCTACCTCGCCTTCGATGAGCTTGCGGAAATAGATGACCTTTGCACAAGGCACGTCCACCCATTGCTGGGACATGGCAAGGAATCCTTCATTGTTAAGCTGTGTTATGAGACGGTTCAGCTCGTTACAACCGACAACCGACATGTCGCCGTCCACGGCCTCGCCAAGGTTAACCATGTTGATGGATTCGTATGCTCGCTGGATTAATTCGTTTACGGCAATCATAAAACCTCTCTTTTCACACTGAAAGTAGGCTGACAAAGAAAGGTCAGCCTCACGGCTGACCTTCCTTAACCAGGAGATACCAATGGTTAATTACATTTCAACGTAAATCACCACACAGTTACGCGGCTCATAGATGGCTGCTGCATAGGCAGAGTCAAGACGGATGAGCTTGTTGAGGTTGGTACCATCTGCAAAAATTCTCATCTTCACAGAAGAGCCGCCCACAGTTGCCACCTGTTCTTCATCGCTGCCAGGCAGAGTGTCGAACTGGTAAGTATCATAGGCGAGAGCGTCCTTGGCACGGACTTCGCAGATCTGGTAGGTCGTGTTGGCCTTAAGGCCAGCCACGAGAGTCAAGGACTCAGTACCAGCGGCCACCCAAGCATTCGGATTGCCGTAAGCCTTGCCATCGATGGTGATGCGGAGCGGGTTGATGTAACCCACAGTGCCAGCTTCGTTCGTGGAGAGCACGATGATCTGAACCGGAACGTCAGTCTGGATACCGCTGGTGTCAACCATCTTCAGACCAGCAACAGTGAACATGTCGCCAGCGACAAGGTTGGTGCCAGAGATCTGGGTGATGGGTTCGAAGCCGATCACGTTATGGTCAGCATCTTCAGCCGGAGTACCGAGCGAGATGGAGCCAGTGTAAGCAGAGCCAGCAGTGGTGATCTGCGGAAGATCCGGAGTTTCGACCCAGCCAGCCGTGGCATACTTACCGATGGAGTTTTCACCGTACAACTTCATGAACTGAGAGTCAGAGGTGATGAACTTGTTGGAAATTGCCTTGTCGGAAATTTCAGCTTCAACATCCGGATCGAGGAAGCCAACGAGTTCGGAGCTGAGAGCGAGCTTGCGGAGCTTTGCAGTGGCCTTGCCGAGCATGCTGTAGTCAGCACCGTCAAGGGCAGCAGAAGTCTTCGGAGCAACAACAGCACCCATGGCCTTGAAGATTTCGTGCTTCACGATCTTCTTTTCTTGGTCACGAGCAAGAGACGTAGCCCACGGGCCAGCAATTTCTTGCTGGAACGATTCGATGTCACCGAGGCGCTGCCACGGGCCGAGTTCGTTCGACACGTTGTCGTTGTCGAGGTAGACCTGGGTTTCGATTTCGGTAATATCAGACGGATCAGCAACGACACCGTTGACAACCTTCGGCTTGCCAGGGATGTAAAGGGTGTAGGAACGTCCAAACTTCTTGCCAGCAAAGTCGCTCTGGCTCATCTTGGACACGGAAGCCTTAGTGAACACACGGGCGTCAGCAACGTTAGCTGCAACGAGCTTCACCTTCTTGTTGTTCGCAAAGGTATTGGTAGGAGTAGTAGCGGAGCCTACTTGGCCATAAAACTGTGCCATAATTCTTTTCTTTCCTTCGCCACGCCATTCATGAAAAAGCGTTAGGAATGCGTGACATGACCCGATATGGGTCGGTTTAACTTGTTTTGATTTGTCCTGTGCGTTCAGAACTGTGTCACGCATGTCTTGGTAGCCCCAAGTTGGCGAAGGAATCGGATTAGCTATGTCCGGCTCTTTCATTCTCTAAAGTAGGGCGTTTTGTTCCGTTTCAAACCATTTTGATGGAATTTATAGAGAAAAGAGGATAAATTCCATGAAATACATCGAAAAATACGACTTGTATATTGACGAAGACCTTGTGGTTTACAAGACCTACACCAACTCCAGTTGCAGAGGAAAAACCTTGCCGACGTGCTATCTAGTACAAATTCCTTGGCAGAAACTAAAGAACGGCTATATGTACCACCGTCACTATGCACACGGAAAGTGTGTGTCAATATATCTGCATCGCTTGCTGGCCGAAGTGTTCATTCCGAATCCAGAAAACAAACCTACGGTCAACCATATCAACCATAAAAGGGATGACAATAGGATTGAGAATCTTGAATGGATGACACAGAAGGAGCAGTTAGCTTTTAGACGCCTAGAAGATACTCCAGAAAGAATCAAAAGACGTGAACAATACTTAAAATGGTATTATAAGAAAAAGGCTGCTTGATGCAGCCCTTTTCTTTTATCGATGCCGTCTCACGAAGTCGATAAGGCTTGCGTCATCATGGTACATGTCCGGAGCAGTCCTTGTAGAACCGCCAGCACCAGGCTTTCCAAGGCTCGGCATCTTCGGAGCAGGAGCTGGAGCTGGCTGGGCACTGCGAGTAGCCAGTTCCCTTGCAAGCTCATGACATTCGATAACGGCATCCATTGGGTTAGCGGCCAGTCTCATGACACGTACAAACGATTCCTTGTTCTGGAGCATTTCGTTAAGCACGGCAGGGCCATTCGGATTGCTGAAGATGTAGTCACGCACGGCTGGGGCTTCATCAAGCACGTCTGCGAGACCATTGGCAACGCCTTTCTGGACACGACTCTCAAACTCGGCATAGCCCTCACCGAACGTCTGCTTGGCATTGGTGTTGAAATACTCAGCCACTTGCTTCTGCTGTTCTGCAGCTTCGGCTTCGGCCTTGTCCTTGGCTTCCTGTTCTGCACGTGCCTTGGCATTGTCTGCGTCAATCTGAGCCATGCGCTTGTCAACGCCACGCTGGGTCAAGTAGTCGATAAATTCATCGTCCGATTCAAAGTCATCACGTTTCTTGACTGGTTCCTCGGCCTTCTTGGATTCAAGCTGTTTCTTCACGTCTTCAATCTGGGTCTGGAACTGCTTCTTGATTTCGTCAATGGAAGACTCGTACTTTGCCTTCTGCTTGGCCAATTGCTTCTGGAAGGCATGCTCAGCTTTTTGCTCCTTGGTTAGCTTGGAAAGGTCTGGCTTGGGCTGTGGTTCAGCTGGCTGTTCCTTGGGCTGCTCCTCGGTAGGTTCTTCCTTGGTCTGTTCTTCTTCCTCGGCTGGCTTCGGTTCTTCCTTGGCCGTGATAGGTTCACCAGGCTTAGACCATTCAGCCGGAGCTTCGTGCGACCATTCCTCGGACTTGTTCTCCACTGGAGTTTCTTCTTGCTGCGGCTTTTCTTCGACAACAGCCTCAGCAGCGGCTGGTGTTTCGTTCTTGATTTCTTCCATTACTGATTCGGCAAAGCTCATGGCTCTCTCCTAGTTTTGATAAATTCTTTCTTTGACTGGTAGCTTGTGTAAAGCATCGGCAAGCTCTTTAGGAACGTTACGGTACTTGCCGTCATTAAACAGTACCATAGGTTTAGCTTCTCTAAAAGCCTTCATGTATTCCTTTTCATTACCAGCATACAGCACGCCGTACTTTGGGTTTAGTGTAACCTCTCTGTTAGCTTGCTGTTCCTTGTACGTAGCCCAACGAAGGTTAGATACAGAATTGTTATGGCGATCACGGTCAATATGATCCACTGTAGGCTTGTTGTCTGGGTTTGGTATAAATGTTTCAGCTACTATCCGATGCACGGTGTAATGCTTAGATTTAATCCCAACCATCAAATACTTACCTACTTGGTAACCTTTAGTCCAGTGACTGTCTTTACTATGCCTTGCATTTGGAACTAATACCTCTCCATTGTCACGTACCATTACACCCAATGTTGGATGCATCTTCTCACTTACTTCTATGTTCATGCGTCATTTCTCCTAGTAGCATCCGACTCTATTTCGTAGGCTACGCCATTAGGATTTCCGTAGAAATCTGTCTGAATAACTGCACCATCAAGCTCTACGTCGCTATGTTGACGTTTAAGAGCATTTGCTTTCATAATTTGGTCTCTAATTGCTGATCGACCGCACTTTTTAAGGTACACCAGTATCTCACGTGGGCGTCTTTCCAGACACACCTTGTTGGAATAGTTTACCACGGCAAGCAATACATCGGATTGGAAATCCACGTCTTGACTGAACGTGCGCCAGAGCTTTCCAGCTCGAACGGCTTCGGCAATGCTCCACTGGCTGATACTGTAAAGCAAATGTCCAAGCATTTCATCGACAGCTGCGTCAATCTGTCCAGCCCTTCGCATGACCAGTGCTTCCTTCAGTGCCTCTGCGTAGTCCTCTCCTAGTTTGTTCTCAAGCATCACCAACTCTCTCTTGGTCTTCCAAGTAAATTACTTCATTTGCAGTTTATCACATGCCTCTTGCGTGCGTGCGTAAAATTCGGCCTCGCTTACCTTGTCCTTGAAATAGTGCTCGTAGACCCAGGCCACGTTGCACACTGGCGGACGCTTGTCATAGATTGTGCAGAGCATGTCATCGCCAAGGAACTTGCATGACCCATCATCCTTCGCATAGTCAGCCATGCTCGGAATGTCCCCGACATGCTGACAGCACTTTCCACACCTTGTACAGACCCAAGCCATGCCTTACCCCATCAGAGACTTGTTGCGGCGAATCCTCGCTTGATTTACAGCATCACGTTTGAACTGCATGGCTGGATCATCGCCTTCGGAACGGTCAAGGCATGCCAACATCAAGGCGTCGGCTGGGTCTGGTGAACGGCCTAGACGGATTTTGATATCGTCCTTAGGCTCGATCAGTAACTTGCCCTGCAGATTCATGACAAAGTGAGTGTTGGTTATCTCTCGCTTAAATTCTGCAACAAGGCCAGGATCAATCCATTCCGATTCCTCATCAACGCACAAGCCAGTCTTGATTAACTTTGCGAGCTTGAAATAACCAAAGGCACGTATATTGGCGTATGTTCTCTGTGCAGCTTCTGTTGGAGCCTTCTCAGCGAAACTTATTTGTCGACAAGGAATATCGAACTTCAGCTGGTCATACACACTCTCTGACCAAGCAAGGTCAATCCTAATGTTGAGCAATCGATGAGCCTTGTTGAACCGTCTAATCCATGTGGCGACATCCAAGGCATTAGCCATGCCGAATTCATGCAGTGCAAGCAATCTATTGCCTTGTATGGCCGCAAACACGTGAGCATCACGCTGGCCAAGGTGTGCCATGTCAAGTCCACCGTATACATTCTGATCAAGAATCGGAGGTCTGTCAATGTGAAAGTCTTGCAGTGATATGAGTGATGTTGCGTCTTCGCCAACAATGATTTCGCCTTCGATTTCTTGCCTACGCAGCTTTTCATCAAAGATGGCGCTAGCCATAAGTTCACGTTGCTCATCTGTAATGAAGACATTGTCTGTTAGCTTTGACCTAAGCAAGCGTATGCCATACTTATCATGCTCTACCATCATCAGCTGCCAAAGGCTCTGCATGTTCGGCGTTGACACAGCCCTGATCCTTGGCTTGACCGGATTGCCATGTGCATCCTTACCGCGCAAGCAAGGAGCCAGAGCAGCCATTATCTCTGGCTTAGACAGCATGAATTCATCTAGATAAAGCGTACTACACTCTGTTGCACCACGAGCGCCGTCTACATTTTCGTACGTGCCCACGTAAAGCTTCTTACCGCGCAATGTCCCAGTCTTGTATGTGCCATTCCATGAGAATTCGTCAAGCAAGTTCCACTCACGAAGGAATGTCTGCAGATGTATCCAGCCGCCTTTGTACCATGAGCCATCGTTCTGGCACATGTACAAAACGTTATTGCCTTTAAGGATTTCAATTAAAGCATCAAGTACAGCCACCCAAGTCTTACCGCACGATCTTGCCGACACAATAGCTACGAAACGCTCTTGTGCTTGCAAGAATTCCTTTTGTACGGGAAGCAAGGGTATGTTTATATTCATTATGCAGCCTTGACCCAGCCACGCTTGCCATTGACTGTACGATAGCGTAATCCCTTCTCGACCTTCTGTGCATATTTTACACGATCATACTTACGCCTATCTTCGGAACGGTGAACACCATTCTTGGT